ACAATGCTCTGCTTTAGAAACTATTGTTGATAGAGGAGCTTCTATGTGATGTAATCTATCGCCTCCACCTGTATGTCCAAGCTGTGAAATTATTGGTGTTACAAGTGCATGATGATTTCCTGTTGTTATAGTTCTTAATGGTTCGTTAATTTTGCATCCATTATGACCAGTAGTATTGACCATAATAAAAGGGTTAGGATTATTTATTACATATTTCTGTATTCCCTTCGTTATCCTTTTCAATGTGTTTTCTGCTAATGGCTTATTACGATCAAATATTGACGGACAGGGAATACTCCAGTCTATTATCTCAGCTGCTGTTCTCCATGGTTTCAGTAAACCACATCTTACCTCTATTCTTTCAGGATCTCCATGTGTTGGTTCTGGCCATACTATTTTTTTACCATCACACCTAGCAACTAGAAAAAAACGTTTTCTAATTGTTGGAGCTCCATAGTCACAAGCTCTTAATTCTCTGTGCTCTACCTTATAACCTAGTTTCTCAAGTGCTCTTATAAATAAATCAAATGTTTTTCCTTTTTGTTTGAGGTCAGGAGTTCCATCCTCTAACAATGGTCCCCATGTTTTGAACTCTTCAACGTTTTCTAACATGATTACTCTGGGTCTAACAGCCTTAGCCCACTTAACAGCCACCCAAGCCAAGGCTCTAATATTTTTATCTTTAGGCTTACCACCCTTCGCTTTGGAAAAATGCTTACAGTCAGGACTAAACCAAGCTAAAGCTACTGTTCTACCCTTGCATGCTTTTACTGGGTCAACCTCCCACACTGATTCACAATAATGTTCCGTAGTTGGATGATTTGCTTTATGCATTGCTATAGCCGCAAGGTCATGATTAATAGCAATATCTACTGACCTTCCTATTGCCATTTCTATTCCCGTGGATGCACCGCCACCTCCTGCAAAATTATCAACTATTATCTCTCTCATGTTACTACCTCACTATCTTATAATCCTCAAACTTCTCACAACTCCTAAAAATAAACTTGTTATTAACCCATCTAGCCATCTTCTTTGTTATTACAGGAGCTACTTTCTTGTCATAAATCATCAAATAAGGGTCATATCCCATATCCTTAAGCTTATAAATCCTATACAAATCTTCCTCATGGCTGCTGTTAAAATTCACAAGCACATAAACCCTCATTTTTCTAAAATCAAATTGCGTATCCTTTTTAAATTTCAAGAGCTTAGGAATAATAGCCTTTTCATCAGAAACATTATCCCAAGCAAAATGCAACATCTTAATCTTTAGTTGTCTAATGAGATATGTATTGTCCTCATTAAGAAGCCTTGCATCTAAGCCCTGAGTAATGTCTATCCAAGCCTTACTATCAATTAATTGCTGTAATAGTTTTTTGTAATCCTTACATGCTAATAGGTTTGGATCTAACAGCTTGATTTCTTTTTCTCCACTCCAGAATTGCCCTAAGTCTGAAACCTGAATGCTTTGTTTTCCTTCTTTTTGAGAAACAATACAAAATGCACAGTTACGAGGACAGCCTCTGGTAAGAAAGCCAAAGGCTTTATTCTTCAAATTATATATACTATAGTCTGGATATATTTTTTCTATTTCAGAAGGAAGTTTATTTTTAAGGTCATAACCTGTGCCACCTTTTATAACCTCTTTAGATTGAACACAAGTACTAAAATCTTGAGTAAAAGTAAAGACCTTTGACATATAAACTCTGTCATATGTACAAAGTGGGATTACCCACTCAACAGCATCACCCTGAAGCTTATGCCATGCAGCTAATTTCATAAGAGCTAGGTTAGGATAATTAAACCCATCAACATCAAGTATCCCTATTTTGCTCATCTTTGTCCTCTTCTTTCTTTCCAAACCTACACATTGACCTTAAATATGGTGTACCTGCCATCAAATACGGACACGGTGGTTTAACGGAAGCTGCTGCCTTGTCTACTCTACCTGCAGGAGGTATAACTCCCCCATTGCACCAATTGTTTTTGTATAATATATTTTTACATGCCATTATTTTAACCTCATTTCATATTACTTTTTAAAAAAGTCTGGAAAACTGCTATTCTTCACAATTTACCATGTTGACTTTTTTTAATTTTGGTTTTCCTCCTAAAAAGGGAGCATATGCTCCCCCATTTTCTGCAGACTTCTCTAGCCTTACTAGTACTCGTGGTTCATCTGAATACCATTTTTGCACTTCCAAATCAACAACTTGCTTATCATCGTCATAGGCAATATTGTTAAGACTATCAAGAATTATCTTTGCTATATTATCGCTATCTGGCTTCTTATCAGGTCTTAATATTCCATCTCTTGCTTGACTCTTTTTCTTATAATTAAAACTTTCAGGAATAGGATAGTAACAAATTATTATTGCTGATACATATCCAGTTAACTTCTCAAATGGTTTCTCATTGTCTACTATCAAACTATCAACTTCTCGCCTATCTACCTCTTTGGAGAAATAGAGTTTCACAAGGTTCTCATAGCTAGCGGTTTCCTCTGGTGTCCTCATAAACACTTTACCGTTTCTTGAGCTAGCTCTAGGTCTACCCTTACCCATTGGCTTTCCTGGTATACTAAAACTAATCATTCACTCTATCCTCCTGAATATCTTCAATAGACAATTGAATTGGTGCATCATCCTTTAAAAATGAAGTACTAGGAGAATCAAAACACCTTAATGCAACCATACCATCCTCAATTGAAAAAATAATGTACCTATATTCACAGTCAAACTTAACCATCTCAGGAGGGACTAAAATCGCAGTGCATAAGCTATCTACCTGTGTATATGTCATGTCCTTTTTATAAAAAATATCGTATGTACCTGTCACTAAACCTGTTTTTGTAGCATTCATTAAATTGTTTATGGAGAATAAGGAATCAATAAACTTAACAGTTTCCTCATACTTCTTATAGTTTAAATCCTCCGTAACCATTGTCTTACTGTCCTTGTAATTTGTTCTTAATCCTCTACCATTAGCAGGGATACTCTTAAAATTCTTATAAAGAACCCTCTCTATTTTTTCTCTTTGCTCTTCCTCTTCGATGTTATCCAAATCAAACCTATAGACAAATCTTTCAGACCTTAAGTACAATAAATCATTTGCTTGTAACAATATAACTGGTAAACTCTTTTTGATTAACTTTTCTAATGCTTGTGCCTTAATCATAATAAAACCTCACTCTCATATTTTTAGTTTCTTCTGAGCCTCTTCTTTACTTAGCAATCCTGTAATATGGTCATAGTATGCATGACAATAATTACTGAATACTTCAAACTGTTTTTCAGTCAATTTCTGAACCTCTTTATCATATCTTTGCTGCCAAACTTCATCATATCCGCATTTTTTACCGTTCTTAATGCAATTCCATGCAAGTTGCCTAACATCATTTACCTCTTCCATTACTCCCACCACTTACTAATTTCTTTAAACACCTGAGTAGTTTTGTCATACTGCATCTTTTTAGAGACATCTCTTACACCCTCACGCTGTTTAGCAAGAATAAATAGTATTTCGCTTTTATCTTGACTAACCTGAGTAGCATAATTATTATAGTTAGGGTCATGTAGAAACACCACAACATCTGCATCCTGTTCAATATTTCCGCTATCTCGCAAATCCGATAATATAGGTTCTGCACTTTTCCTTGTACCAGGAGCTCTATTTAATTGAGAAAGTAAAACAACTGGAATTTTTAATTGTTTAGCAAGAATTTTTAATGCTCTAGTAATGTGACCGACAAGGTCATTTCTGTTTTGAGTTTTCTTAGCTGAACTAATAAGTTGCAAGTGATCTATCAGTATCAAGTCAAGACCCATTTTTGCATTCAGCTCATGGGCTTTCATGCATATACCCTCCACATTAAAGATATTATCAAACATATTGATATCAAGTGCGGCTAACTCTTCTGATGGTTGCTTAATTGCTTCTGTTATACCTTTTGATTCTTTAGGATTCTTAAGCTTGTCTCCTGTTATCCCTGATACGCTAGATAGCATTCGTTCTGTTATCCCTTCATTAGACATCTCGAGACTAAAAACAGCTAGTTTTTTGTTTCTATATGCATTTGTACGCATTATTTGTAGCATATAAGCTGTTTTACCAGTAGATGGACGTGCAGCTATAATAATTAATTGTGACCCCCATAATCCTCCCGTATGATTGTCTAACCATGGTAATCCATATTTCAACATACTGCTTTGATATTTATTACTACCACGCTCGTTAATGTCATTTACTACCTTTGGCATAACATTACTGATATGCGTTAACTCAGTTGCTTCCTTCTTGACAGGGATGTCGACAGCCGCCATTACATTAGCTCTAAAATCTGTTATGCTTTCAAAATCTCCTGTATAAGCCATGTCAGCAATTACAGAGGCAGCTTTTATATACTTTCGCCTAACAGATTTAGACTTCACAACCTCACAATAGTGTCTTATGTGTACAGTTGTAATTACATATGCTCCTAAGTCAGACAAATAGGCTATGCCACCAACTTTATCTAGGCTCTTACGCTTTTCTAACCTTTCAGAAACTGTAATAATATCAACTGGCTTATTTATACTCATCACATCAAGCACTGCGTCAAAAATCTCCTTGTTTGCCTCAGAATAAAAATCCTCAGTTACGAGTATATCTGCTGCTATATACGCTGCTTCTTTCTCCAACATCATAGCACCTATTACTTGATTTTCAGCCTCTATACTGTTTGGTGATACTCTAGTTAGCTCTTCTAACCTCACTGTATAACCCTCCTGTCTATTCCTCTCTGTATCTGCTATGTCCTACTTCCCCACCGCCTTGGGAATGTTTCCACTCAAGGTAATTAATCCACTTGTAACCGCTATTGACAAAGGCAGGCATCCCCTTATCTCTTTGCATGAATTCATCTAAACTCCACTTATATGCACAAATAGCGTAGTCAGCATCTTTTAGAGCTATGCTGTAATTATTAATAGCTTGAATAATTTCCTGCTCTGAAAACTCATTAAGCCTTTTTTGAACTAGCTTTTTAGCCGTATCCGTAAGTTTTTTATGCTGAATAATGGCACATTCTTGCCAAGCTATATATATATTATTTATATATATTTCTTTTGTTTCGCTTTGCTTAGTGCTTTGTGTTGTGCTTTGTGGTTGTTGGTAAAGGCTGTATTTAATCACCTTTAAGGCACT